TCGCGTCGTCCGAGCGGAAAAGCTCGTTCGAAAGTACGTTAAGGCTCTTTATGCCGTGTCCTTCGGAATACTTCATATTCTATCTCTCCTTACTGCCTTGACTGGAATTCGCCTAACTCTAATTTCATTATCGTGTTCGAAAGCATCGTTCCTATACGTCGCATCTTGTACGGCCTGTCGCCGTCGAATCGGGTATTAGATGCTTGCGCGTTAGTAAGCAACCCATTCGGATTTATATAAATGCTATCGCCCTTCGTGAACGAATACGAATTATCAATCTCGATACAGCCGTCGCTACACTTGTTTCCTAGACTATCGATTATATATTTAGGAATGCCCATTCCTTTAATATAAATCTCAGGATTATGCGTGCGCTCTATACTGAGAAGTGTTCTAGGAGTCTGGTACAGCGAAACGATAGCTCCATTCAACGAGTGGATAATACGTGTCGAATTAGTGGATATAGGATCAGTAAAAGAGAACTCTTCGTCCAGTATCTTGATCCTGTCATTTACAGCGTCGTACTTGACGAATATAACCTTGTTTTTCGCCGGAGAGTTAATTGCAAAAACACCATATCCTACTGCGGCTATCGATATTACAGCGGTGCCTGTGAAATACTGCGGCAACGGCCTAACATCGACCATTAAAGGTACGCCGCCGTTGTTATATACAGCCGCCACCGAGCATGACAAGTCACCCGTAGCGTAACCTACTATGAATGCTATTCCGCCGTCAGTAAATTCACTAACGGCCTTCAGGGTATCAAAGCCCCATACCAATCCGCTGTCGTATAATTCAGTTTCCGTACCTTGCGAAATTACAAGTCCGCTATGCGTACACACTCTGGCGGCTATTCTGTTATTAGTGGATTTTTTGTAAAACATGAACCACGTATCGCCGTCAATTAAAGACAGCTTCGGATTGCCATTTACATTCGCATCAAGAATAGCGGCTTGTGAACCGAAAGATACCGTAGTACCATCGTCACTAACCATTCCAGTATAAGATACGCCTCCTAATACGGAACTTACATAAACTATATAATTAGAATCTAGTTCAAGTATTCCTGCAAGTGTCTGAGAAACGCCCATCGATTGATTAAATGGCCCTTGAAGAGTTAGTGTATTAGCGTTTTCATCTAATATATAGCGCCGTAAATTAAGAGTATTTGACGAAAAATATAAAATATGCAAGCGTCCTCGTGTCATGGATATGCCTGGAACGGCGGCCACACCAGCGGACGATGGAGTAGTGTACGCATAAACCACTTGCGTATTATCTAAATTTTTCAAGCCTACTACGGCTACCATCCACATATTACCTGTTTGAACAAAAGATACAAAAGCCAACGGATATAAAGAATTCGGTCTACTAGCCGTTATGAAAAGGCGCGTTGTTTGATCGAGAAATTCCGAGGTATAAACGCCTGACTGAAGTTGTATAGGAGGAATTTCAAGCACGCGGGTAAAATTGCCTAAGTCGAATCTCGCAAACTCGCTCATTTTATCAATAGGACAAGGGTAGCCGCGAACTTCATATTTCGCGGAAGGAATATATGTTTCCTTGTCCGCTCCCACCGTCAATGCGAAATTAGAATTCTTTACGACGGTCGAAACATATATTCCCCATAGGCTCTTAGACCTAACATCACGAATAGCGTCCTGAGCTAAACTGCCGCTATTGATCGGCATGACTACTTCGGCTAACTTCACCCATCCAGCGGTGTTAGCGGGAGCGCCGCCACCGGGAGTACCTTGGATTATCTGAAATTCGAAAGTGATATGCGACTGTATATTCATTAAAGAAGACGTTACGATTCCAGTAATGGGATCGCGGAACGCGCGACTTTTCGAATTAAGTTCCTCTAGCTTCGGCCTTATTTCCAGAACGTCGATACGTACATTCGTAGGATCGGTATTAGCCGCGAACGCTATGGGAGTGTCCTCTGGAACCTCCACTAAAAACGCCTCGCCTGCGCTCGCTACGAACGCGAAAGCCTCGTCGGTCAGATAGCGTCCGAACGTAGATACTGCCGTGCCCGCAGTTAGGTGACAGGTGCGTACTGAATCGAAAATGAGATTCAGTCCAGTTAGGATATAGTTTGTATTGTTAGCGATTCCGTCTATCGTGGAGAGAAGTGTATTCAGCGCGTTGTTGTAATTCGCGTAGAACATCGAATTGACATCGCGTGAATCGGCAATCTCGTTCGACTTGAAGTTAAGCCCGTATATGCCCTTGCCCTCGGGAAGTTTCATATTATTCTCTCCTTATACTATTGTAGCATTACTCGTCTTCGTAAAGGAAGACTTCGCTTTTATCCTAGCTTGGGACGTTAGGTACTTTTGCACGCGGCCGATAAAAGCGGTAGCCGTTTTAGTCGTCCTGTTTTGTTCGATAAACAATACATCGAAGTCAACGCCAGCGGCCTTGATTCTGAGTAACAATTCGGACAGATACGTATTGACCTCGCCTAGCGACGGCCCTCCCAAATAGAACTGATCGAGAAAGCCGTAGTCCAGGTTATTGAAAGTTAGGGATTGCGAGAAGTCGTTCGTTCCTTCAACACGAATCTGAAAATATAAATTATAGGAGTCGAATTGTTCTATAAGCTGAATGGAAGTGTCCGTCTCGGCTACAAAGTATTTGATAGCGTCCAGAATGGCCTTGCGCGTTGTACGCTTCGGATTGACCTGATCGACAACGAGGAACTTGAAGCGATTACGGTATGTAGCGTCACTCTCTACCTGTCCGCGCCGTGGAAGGTCTATCAATTCGTTTATTAGCGCCTCAAGCTCTGAGTGTTCCGCCGTGGAAATATCCAAGGATTTTACAAAATAGTCCGTAGCCAGCCTAGCGAATTCCAATTCATTGCAAAGCGCTCCGCAATTTATGTCGCTCGACTCTACCACGACTACTTCGGGCGTGAAGTCCTGTTTTCCTATCCACGCCTCGTACAACGTATCCGATTTATTTATTGTATCGGATACGTTTTTATTGAAGAGTTCGATCATACTCATGCTACTACCACCGTGATAGTGCCGACTCGGCCGACTTGCGAAGAGGAAATTGCCACGTTTCCGCTAGGCGTCGATATGTTACAGTCAGTCACGCCGTAGACTGACATAACTCCGTAAATCAGTTCGTTTCTGACAATCTCCGCTCCGACGCCGAGCGAATTGATATAATTTGTAACTACTGAATTTATATCCGTCTTCACTTGTTCCGAGTCAACGCCGGAAATCAGTTCCACCGTCATTATTATATTTTGAGTGACGACACCGGGCGCGTAGGCTACCACGTTCACGCCTGCGGCTCGATAGCCAGGATTTTGTTCCGTGCCGTCGCCGTCGATCACGGTTTGAACTTCCGCAACCTTCGCGGCCGATACGCCTGACACGCTTCCGTCGTCAACGTACAAGCGCACGTTCACGTTTGCCACGGGAGGGAATAATTCTTGAACCGACGCTGACGTTATGCCTTCTACTGAAAGTGCGCCTGCAATCAAGCCCGCGATATTCGCTTTTCCCAAGCCTTCCACATAAGCCTGAAATCGCTTTTTGTATTGATACGTAGTTTCCTTGTCCACGCCGCCAGTAGCCGCGATGCTGTTAGAAACAGTATCGACGCCGTTTATCGTGTTAGCGATTATTGTAATTGTGCCGGAAAGCACGTTGTACGCAACGCCAACTTCCTGCGCGTTGGATTCAACGCTGTTTGACGTTAGCTGATTCGCCGGAATGGTAGCCTCTTCAGTAGTTTCGAAAACCAGTCCTGAGCCTGTCTTTATTTCCGTGCCTATCGGGATCACGACGGGAGACGCGGTAGCGACTGTACGTCCGAACGATACCAGCGTTGAAGCCTTCGTGCCGTCCTTTCGAACAAAGCCGAATACGTTTTCCTGAATCTCGTCCAGGTAGCGCCTGAAGCCGAGATACACCGAAACGTATAATTCTTCCAAACAAAGTCCTGCGGCCTCGCAATAGGATCGGATAACGCTTCCAGGCGTTAGGTCGGTGATACCGGGCGTGTTTGCCACGATCCACGAAATCATATCTTTTACTAAATCATCATACGCTTTAATTTGATACGCCATTTTCAATTTCCTCCTAGAGAGTTGTATAGACCGGGAGAGTAGTATCCATGCCGACTAATTTTATATCCGCGCCTAGCTCTATCGAATCCTTATTGAAGCGAACCTTTATATTGCTTACGTCTATGATTCTAGGGTCTTGAATGAGTGAATTTTGTAGATTCATTTTCACGTAACTAAGAGCCGCGTCCGTGCCAGCCATTCCGACTCCCGACATTAGACCGAACGCTGTTTGCTTAATCATGCTTCCTACCTGAGTCTTCAGGCGAACGTCTACGGATTGAAGCACGTTAGCGATTCCGCTAATAAGCGCAACGTCATTGCTTTCCTGCAATACCATGTTTCCGTCCGAGTCCAGGCGAATATCCGCGCCGTAGGGATCGCGTTGCGTGTCCTCGGTCAATATGAACGTGTCCTTCGTAAGCGCCGCGTTGTCGTTCGCTACTGGAACGTAAATCTCCTCGCCCACTACAAGGTCATTGTTTGAAATTATATTATCGTTCACCGACGCTATATACGGCCAAAGCGACTCGTCGCCTAACATAGCCTGCGCGATAGATTGTAACGTGTCCTCGCCCTTCACCGTGTAGTAATTCAATCCAGAGTACGAAAATGACGAACGCGCCGACATAGGGCTAGGCGTGCTAGGAACCGATAGATAATCAATTCCAGTATATGTATCCATGTAGGCAGTTTTAGATTGTTGAGAGCCTTCCTGAATCGCATAACCGTAAAGGGCAAGCGATTCGCGTATCTGATTGCGAATTGTCTCCGTCGCATTCACGTAATCGTCTACAAGCATTTTTCCCTGTTTGTAACTATCGTAGACTATGCCTGCAAGCTCAGTCAGTCCTTCGATAACCTGCTTAGTAAGAATCAAGGGAGATTCAAGAATGCTTCGTCCCTTCGTAAGCCAGTTATTGAACTTCGCACGCAGTAGCGCAATCTGATTCGTAACACGCGCTACCTGATTTTTTATTTTCTGTATCGCCTTGAATAGCGGAAAATTCTTGTCCAGGGAGTTCATCGCTATTAGCAAGTTGTCCAGCGCATTCAGCGGATTCTTACCTATCTTTATTGACTTGGCCTTCGATATATTCTTTGAACCGAATCTAGCGTACACGAAAAGGCTGATTGTAAAAGGATAATGCAAAGGCTTGTCCGCACTTCTATCGACGGAAAATTCAAGCAATACGCACTTGTACGCCTGATTGTCCGCTAGGTCATAAACTCGCATTTCCTTTTTATCGTAATCGGGCTGATCCTTGTAGCGCATAATCTTGTCGCGGAAATAATAAAATGCTTCCTTATGGCGGTATCCCGTGGTAGGATTTACACCCGTTCCTGCTGATTTTCCAGATAATGAAGTACCAGATTGCGGCACTAGCTTTATTGCGGTTGCGAACGTATTGCTTCCTTGCGAAGCACCCTTCGTCTGGAAAGTTGGAAATACGTGCGCCGTGCCGGAAATACCTTTTATTGTAAGTTCAAGGTTATCCGGCCCGTAGTCGTCAATGAAAGCGTTGCCGAACGTCTTAGTGATATTGACGCGCTGTTTTTCTTTTATTGAATACGACTGCGGAGGAAGGACAAGGGTAAACGATTCAAGGATATTCTCAGTAGCCGAGTCCACTATTTCAAACAGGAAACTTTTCGATAAAAACGTGTCACCCATTTAGTTCCCCTTTACTTTGGTCTGCCCTGCGTTTGTTATTTTGAAAGTGCCTGTGAAAGGCGTAGGTGTTCCGCCTATCGTGCCAGTAAGCGCTACGCTTGCGTTTTGATCGTCCACACGCATTACAACCAAACCGTCCGCTTTCGTTTTTACAGCCGTAGCGCTGATCGATCCGGGGCCTACGGTCATTACAGTACCAGGATCGTAGCCAGTCGCGTTGCCGCCTGCAAAAGTAAATGTCAAAGGATTTTTATATATTCCGTTTCCACCAGCCTTGCACTTCACGGAAGGCACGGCCGTTATCGTTACGGTGCCGCCTGAGACGATTCCTTGCGGAGCCACCGTGCATCCCTGCACCGCAATTTCCTTCGTCGCCATTACTGCAATACCTCTAGGTTATTATTTATTTTTACGCTAGTGGAACCCATGTTTATTTCGTTCCCGTTTTTATCTTTCAGGATCATCCCGCTAGAACTGGAAATAACCTCGTTATTATCCTTGTCCTTCAGGTCGAACCCGTTAGCCGCATCCAGCGCCAGCGTGCAAAGGTTGCTTCCGTCTTTATGCTGTAAGGTGATTTTCTTGGCAGTCTCGTCAATCTGAAATGAAGTCCCTGAAGGCGTCTCTACTAATATAGTACCATCTTCCTTTACCTCTATGGAAGTTCCGTTTTTGAATACCTTCCTGTAGACCTTCGGATCGATTTTCTCAAGCAATTTTTTCGTGAACGCCTTGTCGTCGCTATTCGCCGTTTTCTGGCTACTCTGGTATTTATTATTCGCAAACGGAAACAGGCTTCCAATTATGAACGGAAACGACTGCCTGTCTCCTAAATATAAAACCACGACGTAGCTTTCGACGGAAGGAAGTTCCATCGTTCCCCATACCTCGTCCTCTTCAAGCCCGCACGTCGTAAGGATCGGAACATTGAAAACGGTATTGCCGTTGCCGTCTAATAAATCGCACGACATACTCTCAGGATAGACCTTGACCACCTGAGCTAGGCTGGAATGCGCCATATCGCTTCCCTGTAGGTGCGCCACGCGCTCCACCATGCCCTGAGAAGTCCGAGCGATTCCCTTGTAACCTGTACCGTTCAACGTGGATATGTTATTCATTTGAAGGATTCTCCCATGCTGAATATGCCACGCTTGAATATCTTGTCTTTCAATTCAATCGGGCCGCGCAATCCCCAACCGCGAGTCACGGACACGTTAGACGTTAGAGAACCACCGTAAGTCCATGAATGCGATACGCCTTCAACGTAGAATGAAGCGTCTGTTATGCCTTCAACTTCCAGCCTATCACCTATGCGAGGATCGAACTTTTCGTCGCTAGGAACCATGAACGTAAGAGCCCCGGATAGATACTCGTCGTTATGCTCATTCCAATTTTTCAGCGTAGCGGCCTTGTCCTGAGCATCGTCGTAAATCTCTTTTTCGTGCCCCTGCGTAGCAACGTCGCCCGGCTCTAATATCCTTGAAAAATATAAATCCTGCACCATAGGACGGTACAGATATTTATTAAACGCCTTCGTATCCATTTCGAATTTACCCATAGCAATAAGGGCAAGCTCGCCGGGATTGTAGATAGGAGGAGCGACAAGGTAGAAACTGGCGCTTTCATCCATTGATTTATTCAGGTCGAATCTTGTAAGATAGGACAGCGGAATTGTCCTGGCCGGAAGCGATTCCCATAAATCATTTTTAGCCTTGTCTATCACCGTCCCGTCGAAGGGCGGCGCACGCACGATCAAGTGTTCCTTCTCGTCAGTAAGGCTAATCTCACCCGGCTTTCCTGACAGCCCTTTATTATTTTCCACCCATACGTTGCGAGGGCCGCAATCGAACCAAACCTCGTTGAAAGGTGATTGCACTAATTTATGTAGCACGTCCCATAGCGTTATGCTTTGTTCAGTTCCATAGAATAATTGCCACGACATAGGCACGCCGGGAATGGCTTTTCCCTTCAAGCCAGCGTCATAGTTAATCCAGGTGGAGAAGTATTTTTCGTATTTTGTAGCGCCGCAATTTCCTATAAATTTCAGCCACGTATCGACCGCAAGTCCGACCATTTCGGCATAGGATTTCCCGTCCACTACCAAATCTTTGAAGTCCTTTTGAAGTAGTTCCAGGCTGGCCTTGAAGTCCCTTTCCTTTCCTACCTTCAAAAACATATTCAAACCTAGCTGGCCTTCGGAGAATAACGCGCCGAAAGAGGAACACGAAATACTCACGCTTCGATTAGGAGTTCCCGCCTGCGAGATAGAACCGCTACCCGCTATGCGGCGGATAAATCCTAAATACTTCAGCGTGCCGAACTCGTAAACCTTCAGCACGTCCATCGGATTAAGCGAGTCCAGGTAATGCGTGCCTGCGAATTGTGAAATCATAGAAAGCTCGCATCCTGATTCAGGATTGCGAAGGCTTTTCATCCACCTAAACGAAAATACTGCGGGAGTAATATCTATCGGATTCGCGTCCCTGGCGCTTCCAGTATTCCAGTCCCACCGCACGATTTCGAACTTTAATGCGGGAGTGCGAATAACCGCGTTGCCGCGATATTCGCCTAGTCCTAGTTTCTCGGGCATTACTTAGTCCCTCCCGTAGGCGTAGCGACGTAGTTCTCCATATAATTTTGTAAAGCCTGTAGGATTTCCACGATGGAATAAATGCCTTTGTTTCCGTCCATGTTCGTGTCGTTAGTGGCCTGCAATTCTTTAATGAAAGCGTCCATCTGCTTCGGCTCCGCGATTTTTGCTCCAATCTCGCCGCTGAAAGCCGAGATAGAAGTTTCGAACGCGGCATTATATTTTGTAAAATAATCCGCGTCATTCTTTGAAGCCTTGCTAGGATTCTTTTTATACTCGATATACGCCTGTAGCTCAGGGATCATGCTCATTAACACGGGATTCTGAGCCGTGTCTAAATTGTAATTTCCAGCCAGGGAGTTCGACATAGCCTCGGTGACGAAACCACCGATAGGCCCTGTATTCGAAAAGTCGCCAGCACGGAAGCCTTCACCTAAAATGCTCTGGCCTGCGGCGAACATAGAGCCTTTACCTTCCCTCTGCCGCTTTTTCAAAGTTTCCTGAATAGCTTTCGCTTCGGGAGACAATACGCCACCGCTGAAGAAGTCGGTTACACCTTTTAGACCCTTCGCGGCATACTGGTTTACACCCTTCAGCACGTTTGCGCGTTGCGCGGCCGACGCCCATAGTTCCAAGTTCTCGTCGCCATAAATAGGAGCCGCCAAATCTTCACCGAACCCTAGCGCCGCGCCCACGGCCGCCGATTGCGCGTTTATACTACGTCTACTGCGCTTCGTCCGAATGAACGCCTCCGCTTGTTGTATATTGTACCCGTACTCGTCCATTACCATTAGCTTTAATTTTTCATCATCGCCGCCAGCCTGCAATTCGAGATTTTCAAACCTCTGCGCGGCACTCTCAGGCGAGGACATTCTTTTTAGCGTGTCTGTATATGATTCACCGGGCTTTGCGAATAACATATATTGCATGGCCTGATTCGGCGTCTTCACGCCAGCGCCAGCGGAATATATTTGACTCATTTCCCCTTGGAAAATAGCCTGCCCGCCCTCGAATGAGGTTTTACCTAATCGTCCATAATCAGTAAGCGTCTGCGCGAATGTCTTGTACGCGCCTTCGCCGAAAATAGCAGAACCTTTCTGAAAGCCTGCCGTCATGGCCGTCTCTACGGCCTGAGTGATTGCATTATATACGTCGGTAATGCGGCCCTGTCCGAACGCCGCCGCGCCAGCCTGCGCTATGTCGCCGCCAACGAACGCCGTGCGCCCGCCGCCGCCTGCGCTCTGAAGCCTTCCGTACAGCCTTCCTATTGACGAAATATCCGCCCCGCTTCGATAGGACAGATTCATCATCCCGGCAATATCGTCTTTATTGTATCCGCCGCCGCTCTGCGAAATAGCCTCTAGCAACGGATAAATATAACTTTTGAAGCCGCTAGACTCCATGCCGAGCGTGTCTTTCTGAAGTTCATCGAATTTAGTTTTACCTAGCCGCTGTCCAAGTCCTGTCATTAACCGCGTGCGTGATTCCAGGTTTTCGTTTGACATGGAATTGATAGCGCCTAATGACAGTCCAGCCGCAACGCCAGCTATTCCCCATTTTCCAAACGTGCCTAGCGACGTTAGCACGGAAGCGATTCCGCCAACCGTGTTTCCGCTTCCGGCCTGCCCGACTGCGTTTATTGCGCTTGAGCCAAATCGCCCTAGAGAAGGGCCACCCGATCCGCCAGCGGAATAGCTTCCTGAATGTTTATTAAAGTGTTCATGCTCGCGCTCTTTCATTCCTTGGCGCGGGTCTTTAGTAGCGGGAGAAGCCCCTCCCCCTGCGCCGCCGCCTGTAGCACGGTCGAAGGGAGAAGGGCCTGAAGCTCCACCTAAATTAGCGCCGATGCCCTGCGCCGCCTTGTCGGTTGCCTCGAATTCATTGCGAACCTTTTTGATTTTATTCGCTACTTCATCGGTGCCCGCTACGGACATTACAATTCGGCTCATTACATCGGCCATAGTGTTACTCCATTATTCCAGCTTTACGTAGTTGATCCTTGATTCTATTTATGGACTCGGAACTGTAACCTAATTTTTTGAAGTTATCCTCGTCGTCCGCATCCAGCTTAGGCCCTGATTTCGAAACGTCGAAATTATACTTCATTTGCTCAGGCGTCGGCATTTCAAGGAAGCCCACTAACAATAACATTTTTTGTTCATACGTTAGTTGCTTGAATCTATCCTCGGTAGGTAGAACCTTGAAATACAAGCAAGTCCATAAATCTAATCTATGCTCTTTCGCTATTGCCTTGTAATTCGCCTTCCGCAATTCTGTTTCGAAACGTGTTGCGAAAAGTTACATACTCCCCGTACAAGGTAGCGATTAGATTCTCGTCGTAGCACGTCCACGCGCTCTTGAACCAGGGAGGACACTCCTCCGCGATAGCAAGGCGATTCACGTAGGCGGTAGCCTCCGTAAGGAAAAGGTGATCCTCGGAGAAAGACGCCCTCGGCATTCCGCCTAACGTCCTCGCAATGTCCGTCTCAATCTGCGCCTTCTCCATAGGAGTAGGGTATCGCATAACGAACATTTCCCCGTTGTACTGCACTTTGATTTTCAGGTCTTCGTCGTTCAGAATCATCTTGCCGATCCTGATTGCCTGCGTTCCCTTGTCTTCCATAACATATTCTCCTTAAAATAAATTAGAAGATAGGCACGGCCTCCCTAAGCCGTACCTATCTTCATTTTGAAAACCTAGATTGTCCGCTCCACGCACATAAAGCGCATATTCGCTGTCACGTAAGAGTTAGGCGAAATCTGCGTTCCGTTTGACGCGAGCATTACCTTGCGGAACTGATTTAGAATCTCGCCAGTCGCGGTGTTCACGAACTGAAGAAGATCGAACTCGCCGGGCTTGCCGTCGTTGCTCTGTACCTCGGAGCGAGTGGGAAGGAACTCGTGGAGCGCCTTCGTACCGCCATCGGGCCAGGGGCCTAGATCAGGCTTTTCGGGAACGAACGTCCCTAGCGTGATCGAGCATGAATAACCCTGAGAGTCGTAATCGACAGGGCCGTGGTAGTTCAACACGTTTACCGCATTGATCGCCCAATCCTCGTCGTAAGACGCCTGATTCGCAAGGCCGACAGGATCGCCGTTGATAAGTACCTGTACCCAGGCACCGCCAGCTACTAATTTATCGCCCATATTATTTTCTCCTCCTTCTCATTACGCCGCGCTGACTAGCTCGTGGAAGTGATTAGTTATGAAGATGAAATTGACGGGAGCGGTAATGTTCGCGTCGTAGTCCACCTTCACGGTATCACCCGCGATTGAAAGCTGTACATTCCACCATGCAACTCCCGCGTCGTCTTTCGAGAAGACGCCCAGGTCGGTGTACATGGCTAACCGTGATTCTACAGCGCCGCGAATCACGCCGCCGTATAACGCGCTTCCAGGCTTGCCTACGAAAAGCTCCTCTAGGTAGGCGCGAAGATCGCGTGACACGAACGCCATTTCCTTGACGATGCTGAACTCATTCCACTTCAGGTCGTCGGTCTGGTAGGTGTTGACCTGACGAATCACGACGGGAAGGCCCTGCGCGTTGTAGCCGCAAGGGCATACGCCGTTCTCGATTAGAGTCTCAAGGTTGGAAGTGGAAAGTTTCATCTCAAGCGAAATCACGTTTAGCTTCTTGAACGTAAGCGGAGCGTTAATCGCCTGAGCGCACGTCATTCCGAGGAGAAGACACGCGGTATAGGAAGCGTCGAAATTCTGAAGCACGCCGTTCACATCACGTTGCACGAAACCGTTGAACGCCTGAAGTCCCCACTTGGAGTTAAGCGCAATAGCGTTAGTCCTCGCGGTAGCGACTGCCGTTCCCCACGCGGAGCCGACAAGGAACTGCCGCTCGCGCCTGCCTACGACGGAACTCATTGTCTCGCAATGGGTCTTGATCGCCGCGTGAACCGTAGTGGAAGAGTCAGGAGTGGCGATGAACTGAATGTCCTCGGCTTCGAGAGCAAGTAACGCGGCAGTCCACTCGGTAGCCGTGTAGGTGCCTTCCGTGCCGCCCGTGAAATAAACCGCCGTAGCCACGTTATCAATTAGAATGCGATTGTTCGCGCCGTTCGCGGCGGCGGCATTCACGTAGCCGGAAGCCGCGTTTAGCTTGTCGATAATCGCCTGATTGGTACTCTGGAAAATGACGCCGCCAGTAAGCGTAAGAGCCGTGGTGCCGTCAAGCTGAAGCGAAGAGGCATTTTCCTGTCCAGGCGTAACGACGGCCGTGTAACCTGACTGCTGATTTATGTAGGCGGCTAACGCGCCGATGGTCGGATAGGAATTCAGGTCAATGCTGATCGAGCCGACGCTTAGAGCTAACGTCTGAGTCGCGTTAGTATTAGTAACGGTGCCCGTAGCGGTAGCGTGCGTGATCGTAAGCGATGCACGATACAGGTTGTCGAAAACCTCCGTGTTGGTCTTGTAACCGATGGTGACTTTCTTTCCAGTCGTTCCGGCTTCAACCTTAATCGTAATCTGATTATTGTCCAGGCCGTAGTCCTTCGACGTTAGCGCGATAATGGTGTTCGCGCCAGCCTTGGCGTTGTAGGACGACTGCACCGCCGTATTTACGCGCATCGCATAAATCCTCTGCGGAACCAGATCGTCGCCGGGATTGAACGCTAGGCGCACGGCCTCCATGAGAGGGCCGCCCTTCAACGTCTGCACGGCCTCCGCGATGGAATTGAACTGTAGAAGCGTAGCGGGCTTTCCACCCGTACTGCGCCCCATGATTACGCCGTTGTTCGCCGACGCGATTGAACTCTGTCCCTTCACGCTATCGATACGGCTGTACGCGCCAGGGACTAAATGCTGTGAAATCTGACCCGCACTCTGAAAAGTACGCTTTCCAATGCTCATAATTTATCCTCCTATTAAACCTTTCCAATTAGTTCTGAATCCCACTCTTCCTTTGTTTTTAGTATACCATGATAATTAGCGGAAACGAAAGCCTGAGTATACGGATGCACGTTACTCGCGTAATTATCAAAATACTGCTTCAGGGAAAGTTGAACGGAACTAGATTCGCTTTTGACCTTTGTAGGCTTGGCCGGAACCGTAATTTCAACGTCGCCCACAAGCTCAGTCTCGGTATTCCTAGACATTGCTACCTCCTAGTACGCTATAATTTCCTGCCGTCTCGATACCGCCTGCGGAAATCGCCTCGACGGGTAGGTCTATAACCATGCTCTTCGTCTTAATGACGGCGGGAATAGTCACGTTCGCGCCGTATAATAATTTTCCGAATTCCACATTTATGTCGCCTGACCTCCTGCCGGACATTGCGGCTTCGATAGCGATACCCTGTTCATGCAATTTATTTATGTTAGAAAGAATGCAATGCTTCAGTAAATCGTAAATCAAGGAAACCATGTCTTTGTTATCGCCCCATATATTCAGGTCGATATTGTGGCTCGCGTTGTACGTATGCATGACGCCGTTTATTTTATTCTCGCCAGTTGTAGCGGCTTCCATGCGCGTTATGTTTTGCGTAGACGTTAGAATCTCCCCTGACGCTACGGCGGCTTTCAGTAACGCGACTTCGGAAGCGCCTAACATTATATCCTCATGTTCCCTGCCTAGCGTATCGTAGACTTCAGCGTCAGAGGTATCCGCAATCGTGATAGATGGAAATAAGCTAACGTCTAAATTCTGACCCGTCGTTTCCTGGTACAGTAGCATTGCGAATGGATGGACAGAACCTATTCGCAAAGTTTTGAAGTACGGATACATCGACATATACCCTACCTCTTCAAAGTATTTTCTAATTATACCTGGAAGGATTATTTCAGGATTCGCATAACCTACTAGCCGAATAAGTTCCGTAGCCGAAGGGCGGGTTATGTACGCGCTTGAAGTTTTATGTAGCGTCATTTCAAGTCCTCCTCTATCGCAATTTTCAATAGCCGCTGAGTCTCGTCCTTCAATGTCTCGATTACTTTTTCACGGATCGGAATAGGGTCTTGAGGAGGAACTATCCAAGAAGCCGGATCGGATTTATAGGAAACTACTCTGAACGTAATATATTCGCTAGTCCGTGCGCGTTTCGTACTCGCGTCCATGCGAACCATTCCAGTATGCTTTCCAGTCTTCCAAGTGTAGTCGCCTTGGGAGGTATTCTTAGTCTGCACCGGGCCTCCATTGGCCGCCGGAACCCTGTAACCCCATTCATAATTATTTTTCAAATCCTGCGCCCCGGATACACGTTGCCAAACTCCGGGGCCTTTTCCTACAATTTTCGATACGCCAGGACGGCCCTGCCCGCCCTGCGCTCGTAACTTGTCTGCCTTGTTCGTCTCCCTGCGGATTAAATTGTATAAATCCTGCGGCATGGGATTATTTGACTTCAAGCTGTTAGGAATACCGTTCCTGAAAGGCACGATATTATACGGCCCATTCTTTCCCATTCGCGCCTTCGGCCCGTGTAACAGTCCAGGCTTCAGGTCAATCTCTCCGTGTCCTTTTTCAATCTGATCCGTCCACGGCCCTTTCGAGAAGACGGCCTTTAATTGTTCCTTCGAAATATCCGCCTGGATGGAGCGCGTATAGTCGCCGCGTGAATTGATTACTCTAGGAGCGCCGGGAATTTGTTCGCCCATTGTGAACTTACGCCATTGCACCGCATGGTTTATGGCAATCAGGTTAAGTGCCTGCAATAGATTCGGAAATACTTTTGATAGCGGAACGTCCTTCGCAAGTTGTAGGAATCCAGGCGCGAAATCTACGACGGTTAATTCAATGTCCTTAGCCATTAGAATGTAACCTCCTTCGTCAGCCTGTCGCGGATCATTACATTTATGCGATTGACGAAAGACTTGTTCTCGGAGAAACGCGCCGTGTCGTATGTAGTAAGTCCGACGAACGTGGGATTATACATAAACTTCAGCGTGTATTTTACAAGTGGCTTTGGCGTAATCCACTTAATCTCGTTGCGTCCTACCAGTTGCACGTCCGTGAATATATTATATTCGCGCCCATTTAGATCGACCAATCCAGTCAGCCGCGCAATGTCGAAAACGTCCGAGATAGAATCCGTTCCGTTGGAACCTGTCACCGTAGGATCGAGTATCGAGTATCCAGGTATCTCCATCGACAACGTAGTTATTAAATCGTTAGGAGAAATATCATAATAATATGCCGACTGCACTACCGCGTCAGCCTGATCGATTATATACGCCGCTTCGTACCGTAGCTTCGTGGATACCGAGTGGACAAGGAACTGATAAGGGGCTTGATATATATAGTCAACTTCTAATATGTCCGAGGGAGCCGGATTGTCTATTCCAGCGTCGGCGAGATAGATAAACTGCTTTGCGAAGCTCAAAACAGTGTACGTTTTCGATTTTGTCGCGTTATAGACCCGAGATACCGCCGACAGCGCTCCAAACGTCTCCTTGCCTTTATACTCTCGGCGTAGCGCCTGCGGAACCACCGTCAAAACGTCCGAGCGTACCAAAGTAGCCGCCCCTGCCGTCACCGAGATATTCGGATCAAAGGAATAGTTCGCGTAGAGCCTTTCATAAGGCTTCACATACGGATATTGAAGTTGAATATATGATTTATCGGGAGGCTGTACTGTGGCCTGCGCTATCGTCTCGTGCGCCCCGCCTGCGGTAGTTCTCCAAATCGTTACCGAGCCTGAAATATAATTTTTATTTTTCAAATATACTCGGCCGTACTCGTCATGGATTGTCACTTCATCGATGATCCTGAAAGGCCCAGGCGTCTTGTAGATTTCGCCGCGCCCCTTGCATACCGGGCAGTCGATTCTAGGCTGGCCCGTGCCGGGAGTCACGCAAGGGCATATAAACACCTTAGTCCAGCGGCAAAACTGCGCGTGCCTCTGTAGCGCCGCCTCGTACCTCTGGACAGTCTGGAAGGTTAGAAGTTTTCTTTCCGATCCCATTTATTCACCCTCCAATGTAAAGGTGTAAGTTGCCCGACCACAGCTTCTTGAAGGTATCGAGCGGGAACCAGATATTGTTTCCCTTTTGACTTGCATAGTTTGTAAAATAATCGCCGTAAGGATCATCTACTAATAAATCCGTTATCTGATTATTGTCGTCCAGGCGATAGCCGCAAACGCAGACCGCGTGCCCGGTAGGCGTGAACCTTCCTGAAGTCATTACGGATCGTTTATTGAAAAGCTCGTTGAATAAAATTGTAATGTCATTCGTATTCACGAACCTGTCCACTGGCTTGCCGACTAGATTATTCACAATCTCCGCTATTACGACGTGAACCTGTCCAGGCTGAATGCTCTGATTCGCCGCCCAGGAAATAGCGTTTCTGAGTTCGTAGCCCCAAGGAGATTCAGTCAGCGCGGTCAGGAAGTCCTCTGGTTGCATACCCTTCGGATAAATAATAAACGGCCGATTATTTTCAAACTTCGTTCCTGCCTCGATCACTTGCACGCCGTTGTAAATCAGGAACATCACTTCGGCAGTCCTCATGCAAGAGGACATTGCCAAATATGAATTATTCACTTGAGAGTAATAGGCGTCTTTTACGGATAGGTCTACTTCTTTCATATCAATACCCTACGAATGACAGCGGTATTACGCCGTACTTCATGCGGTTATTATCAAGGAACTCCTTGACCTCTTTCTGATATTCAATAATACGCGCACCGAAATAGGCTGAAGTAGCCGACTGCGTTGAACTGAAGGACTCGCTTAATCCGTCAAGCGAAACGCTCTGAGAGCTAAAGCCCGCGAGCAAGCCGTCGCCGATTGACGCGAGGCACTTTATCACGGCCCATTTTCCGATCACGCCGCGAAGATCGTCAGGCACGAACTCAGCGGTAGGATAGCCTGTCGTATAATCGAACTCGAATGCGTCCGCATAACGTCCACCGAATAACCGCCAGGGAAGTACGCCTGAAGCGAAGGGGCCATATGGAGAGCCGCCCTTCGGATAAAGGTGAATCTGCCCTGTCTGCTTCGAAAGCCTGAGCCAGTTATTTTCGATCATGTTCATCATCTGCCCGTAGACTGGATTTCGCATGATCGCCCTATCCACGCTAATTACAGGAACGTGTCTTAGCTGGATGAATCCGAAATTCTGCCACATAATCGGATCGTAAGGATACGTGTCGTCCTCGTCCGTGTAGTCCACGCCCTCGCGCCAGTATTTTGACCTCTTCAGCGTAGGCTCAGGATTGCACTTGTACACGCGCTTTCGAATATCGATAGTTAGGAACTTTTCGAATTCACCTAACGCCTCACGAATAAAGAATCGGAATTGTTCGTCCGTGAAATTAGTCTCCGCAATATCGGAAGCCGTGCAATCGATTCCCCAAAGATAGGTGTAGCGAATATCGTCAGGCGTAATCAAATCACCCCACTCCCCAGGCGAAGGAGCGTAGTTGCCGAAACTGTAACCCACTTTCTGCGCCGACAGTCCTCCGCGCATGGGAGCCGACAATTCGCTTTCATCGATGGAAGTAGTGTTGTAGTAGGAAGTCTTGTACCAATGGGAAGTCAGTCCGGCAAGATCATCATAAAAATATGAATCGTTTTCAGGAACAATGGGAATGCGCGTCCCGGCCGTGGTAATTTCCGCGTAAACGCCGTCCTCTGAATCCGAGCGATATACCTTAATAACGTCGTACTGCAATAGCACCTGTACCACATTATCTACGTCGATTGAAATTCTATTCATTTCGATTATTCTCCTTTGCCTACAATTTTCGGAGTTCCAGTCTCGCTTGCTATCGGATTGTTAGGAGCCTTCGTGTTATTTACTTCAGGGATATTTCCCGTTCCCTCATTTTCTATTTTAGCAGTAGTCGTACCTTTTAGATACTGCACGTCGGAAACGCTAGTCGATCCGCGCTCCACCTTCGCCAGCTTGGGAGTGCCTAGCGAGTCTTTTATGCGGCGCAACACCCTTCGCACTAACGAGTCCACGATACCTACGCTGTCCGAGATAAGTTTAATTACGAACTTTCCACCGCGTAACCATTCGGTAATCCCGACAGATTCGGTATTGTTTCGCCTATAACTCAGTCTCCTAGTCAGCGCATCGCTTGTTCCCACGTTATCTGATTTCGTTCTAGGATAATCGACTTTCCTGGCGATAACGGAAGTAACCGCGATGCTATTCATAAGCATAATGAACTTAGGAACGAGGTACGAAAGGCTCATTGTCACGCCCACGCTGTTTTGAATGGAGCGGTAGGCCGTCCGTATACGGGCGATATAATCGGTAGCCTGCACGTTTTCGGTGAAGGCCCTTTTCGCGCTCATTCTCTTAGCGAAGGTATCCGTGACGCCTTCGGTATTAGTCAAGAAGATCACGCGAATTAGTTTTGATATTATCGTCATTGTCACGCCGACGTTATTAGCAATGGCGCGGTAGGCGGCCTTGACCCTGGACAGCGTTGACGTAACCGCCACTTGTTCCGAGAAGGTTTTCTTAATACCCCATTTACGATTTATAGTATGCGTGACTCCGACAGGATCGGACATAACGCGCTTACTGGACTTCAGCCTTGCTATTGTCATAGTCACGCCTATCGTATCGGCGAGCGACCTTAATAACAGTTTGATCGCGGACATTGTGTCCGTGATTCCTTCCGTGTTGGCTATAATCCTGAAGGAAGCCTTTCTTCGCGTCATTGAATCGGTCAAGGATTCCGTATTGACTAAAAGTCTGTAGCGCGGAGCTAATCTAGTCAATACGTCAGTCAATCCAACCGTGTTAGCGATTGAATATAGAATCTTTTTCAACGCTACTAGCGTATGCGTAATACCCACGTTATCTGACATTGATTTTTTGTATCCGGCCTTCCGCACTATAGCCTCTGTAACGGCTTCGCTATTAGACAGTGGCCTATAATAATTCAGTATCTTACTAATATAGTCCGAAATAGCTTCCGTATCCGCTACGGATTTTTTGAATCCAGTAATACGCGACAAGCTATGCGTTACTGCCAGTGTTTCGCTTAACGTGCGGCGATTCAGCACGCTTCGAACGATTGAGTCGGTGACGCCTACGGTATTGTTCACGCTTCGGTTGAACCTGTACTTTCTAACTAGGTAATCACTAATTCCGATACTGTTAGCAAGGCTTCTTTTGAATGTAAGTTTTTTAGATAACACGTCAGTAATGCCTATCGAGTTGCTTACTGAGCGTTGATAGTTGCTTCCGCTAGTCCCGAACGAAACATTGAATGTCG